AGTAGTATTAACTGTAGTTGATCCAGTAGCATCTGATGACCCGAATCCTTCAACTAAAAGCTCTGGCATATCTTTGGCTGCATTTACAATGTTTGCTACAAGAATCTCTTTTAGTTCTTCATACGTAAGTTTCTGATAAAGACTATTTAGATCATAGCCTAGAGAATCATAGTTATGTACTATGCTTTCAGCTAGAGGCGACCGATCATCTTCATAAACTAAAACGCCCTGAGCATTCTTGCCTTTCATCTGATTTTTAGCAGCATCATATGACGTGTCAAAGCCTTTGCCTGTCTTAGTGATGTTAAACCAGATACCAGAATCATTAACTTCTGCGCTTAGTGAAGTTGGATCTTGATTGTAGTCCTTGATGTATTTCTCCATTAAGGAGATAACTTTCTTGTGGGCCGTTGGTTTAAGCTCAAGCACTCCCACTTGACCAGTCTTATCTGCTGCGTTATATGTGTACACTGTCTTAGGGCGTAGATCAGAGATGAACTTGTTTAATGCTTCGATCTTAGATTCATCGCAGCCTGGAACATTGAGTGCGATTACTTTATTCTTTAATAGATCTAGATAGTCATAGACTGGACATCGGCCTTCATATGTAGAAGACGAAGCAAATGGTCTAGCTCTACCTGAAGCAGGATCTACCAAACCCCATACCACATTCCATTTTCGATAGGGATAGCCATCAGACTCTTTTCCAAATGGAGGTAAAATTCTAAAGATGTTGCTGCCATCTTGAACCTTGTGTTTAACTGTTTTCTTGAATGATTTTGGATTTAGCGAGTCTAGATTGATTTTAATTGACGACATAATTTCTCCTTGCTAGCACTAGTGCCATAGTTTTTAACTGCCATAATTGGCATGAATATATTATACCACGCTGTCTTTATTAGAGGCAATTTTCTTGGTATTTTTGCCATCTTTCATGTTAAATCCGAATCTTATAAGCGTAGAAGTACCACCAAGATCGTCGCTTACGTAATAGATAGTATCTATACCAAGACGGCGATTTTGAACTTGTTGTTCAATTGATTTTTCAACGAAAGGCAGGTTATTTTCTACAATAACTCGCATAATAATATTAGCAAACTCATTATCAGACGAGTAAGGGATATTATCGTATTTTGTAAGATTCACTCTAAACGGATTGACTGTATTGTCATACTTGCTAGCTAATGTAGCTATCATATCTCTAATAGATCTGATAGACGCAACTTTATCAATTCCGCGTTTTTGTCTTGTAGCGACAACTTCTTCTAGAAATGTAGGTTTGTGAATAACCATTTCGTTTGATTTTAGATTTTCTGGTACTTCACTAACTAAAATGTAGTGCATAATTTCTCCTATTTTATTATCTCAATTTCTTTGAGATTTATACTGACGGATTCTTTGAACCCTTCTTTTAGAGTTCCTCTGATGTAGACTACACTATTTTCGGGGTAGCGCAATGGCTTAGTCTTGTTCCAGTCTATACATTCCACATGTGAGTAGCCATCAGATAGCACAACATTAAGCATGCAATATTCTTTGCCACTTTTCTTTGATATGCCTTTTTTAATATGTGAACCTTCATAAAGCATAATCATACCTATATCTTTCTTATGATCTTTTAAGATAAGTCCTTCAGCTATCTTTATGTTGTTTATGATGGGAATAGGATTATTGTCTTTGTCATGAATTATGAAAGGTGCACCTTTCTTACCTGTATCTACTAGCGCTGGCCATTTTGTTTTTAGGAAAACTCTAACATCAGGATCAGACAGCAGATGCTTATTGAACGTAGTGTTTGATTCTTTTTCCATGAAATATATAGATAATGGATTTGTGTCTTTTAGCTCTGGTTTCCAGGCCACTTTACCACCACGCAGATTGTTATATCTACTCAAGAAGTCTAGTCTTCTGTCTGCATACGATGACATATCTTTATTCATAAGAGAGTCTGCTGCTCTAGCTTTTATAAGAGCCTCAACTACGCCTTTATTCACTTTGCCATGATCTACTCGCTTGATATAGTCTTCAAGGTCAGTAAACGGCCCCTTGCTTACTAACTCTTTTACTGCAGATGGCCCAACGCCTTTAATTGCCGACATTGGTGCAACTATATGAGTATCTTCAACCTTAAACTGCTGAGAAGGATTTTTCATAGAAGGTGGTTTAATGGTATCGCCTAAAAGAGAGATAAAACCTCGAACCTTGTCTTCTTTGTCTTCATTATTTAGAACTGATGTCCACCACTCTAGCGGATGATTATGCTTGAGATACATTGTTATGTAGCCAAGCTCAGCATAGCAATGAGAATGAGATCTGTTAAATGAGTAGCGCGAGAATGCCTGAATAGTGTTACACAATGTATCTGACTGATGACGATTCCAGCCTCTCTTGTGTGTAGCTGATCTTATTCGATCAAATGCTGCCATCATAACATCTTGCTTCTTCTTAGATATTGCGTCTCGTATGCGATCAGTTTCTTCCATTGTATATCCACAGATATCAACTAGCACTTTCATAACTTGCTCTTGGTAGACCATAATTCCATAGGTTTCTTCAAGAATTGGTTTGAGATCTGGGTGTATGTATATCGGCTCTCTCTTGCCCATGCGTACGTCCATATACCACTGAGTAGCTGATACACCATCTTCTAGCATAGCATCCATTGCACCTGGTCTAAGAAGTGCAGTCATAATACTAAGATGCCCTCGCTGAGTAGGCAAAAACTGTGGCGCGGCATTCTTAACAGTATTGGTATTAAATTGAAACGACGAGTCTGTCTTCTTGTTATAAAAATCTACGTATACACCTTCTAGTTCAGGTAGCCTATAGATTAAAGCAACCCCATTACTATCAGTCTCTAGGTAATTTACCTTATCTTTAAGCATATTAACACAATCAGTAACCATGGCCATTGTATTTAGCCCTAGAATATCTGCCTTTACCAGATTACTTTTCTCTACCATTTTAGCATTATATTGTGTAACGTTGATATAGTCCTCCATGCCGTTGTCATACATTCGCATAGTAGGAACTCTGCCGTCTTGCAGGTTTAGTGTAGATATTACAAAAGCAGAAGCGTGACGAGACCATCCACGAACTACACCTAGTAGTTTATCTACTAGCTGTTTTACATCAGGATAAGACGTAAAGAAATTGCGAAGCATCTCATTTTCATCATAGTGACCAATGTGTTCATCGCCTTCTTTATCTGTGTAGCCATAGAGAAAATCTTTTTCTTCTACACCCTGCGGTGAATCTGGGATAGTCTTACACACAGCTTCTATCTCAAAGTCTTTGCGATTTCTGCCATAAATAGCCATCATAGCATCTTTTATGGCGTTCTTAGTCTTCATAGTAGAGAACGTAGATATCTGTGCAAAACCTAGATTATATTTATCTTTTAGATATTTCATAACATGCGGTCTTGCTGTACGAGATATATCCATATCGATATCTGGCCATGATCCGGCTCTAATACGTGCATGTGATAAGAATCTCTCGAACGGCAAATCACTCTTGACTGGATCGACGTGAATTATCTGCAGATAGTAAGAAATCAAACAGCCACCAGCAGAACCACGACCTATAGACTGTAGAAAACCTACGTCTCTAGAAAACTGAGATACATCTTCATAGACTAAAAAGTACGGTATGAAATTCATCACTTCATTTCGCATGATGACATCAAGCTCTTTCTTAAAGCGTTGTATGTAAATAGGATCGTTGACCCAGCGACCATGCTTATGTATGCGCTCCATCATGAGATAATAGGTTTGCATATCGTAATCATCGGTCTTAGCTTTTATGTTATCTGGAATATCCATTTTAGGCAAGTGATAGTCTAGCAATATGTTGACTTCAGAAGCAAGGCACGTTATATCAAGCGTGTGCTTAACCCATTCTTTGAATATGTCTTCAGACAAATCATCACCAAGATGAACACGCAATTCACGATAAACTTGCTCTGTTTTCTTTACATGATATGACTCATAATAGTAAGCCTGATTTTTATGAGCGTTCTTAGATAAGCAGTCTTGAACTAGTTTATCTTCTGGATCTATAAAGCACGCACCAGTTACAGGTATGCATCTAGCTTTATATTTATTATAAATATAGAATAGAAACTGATTATAGGCCTTACTTAGATTTCCCTCTAGCACAAGTGGATTTTTTGATATGCTTCTAAAACCAACCTTACCGTCATAGATCTTGACTACGTCAACTGGATTTAGCTCAAGAGTTATATCTAGTTTATCTTTAAGTTCTATATATCGTTTCTCTGCAAGATCTTTGTCGCCTAAAACTATTGCTTGGCCAAGTGGTCCTCTTAGATCTGCGGCACCAAAAACTAGGCCTTCTTTATATTCTATAATTGTAGCCAGTGATAGAACCGGAGTAGATATGCCATTTATGTCTCTAGCATTATCAAAGCCCAGAGAAGCTAGACGAACTAGATTTTTATAGCCCTGATTAGACACAGCCCAAGCATTTAGCGAATATACATTGTCAGATTTAGTATC